GTTCTTAACAGAGCAAACCTTGGTATGGAAGTTATGCATGAAAGAAATGCACACAACTTCCCACTTGACTTAGCATCTGCTGAGACATCTGAAGTTGCACTTGTTGCACCTGCAGTTGGCTAGATCTAATTCATATGATATAATAAGGAGGTCTAACGACCTCCTTTTTTTATGCTCAAGTCCAAAAAGTCTACAGAAAATTACGATCAACTCTTAGAAAGGTTCTCTAAGAGAACTGCTCAATTAGAATTGGATCAAACAAAAGTTGTTGATTCTTATTTGAAATGGATTGAGTTAGATAAACAACTCAACTACTTACGTGGGTGTACAGACACCATTGAGTACTTGAAGACTGGTAAGTTACCTAACGATGGTAATCATACAGGTATGGCAGATCATAAACCAGTCAGACATAATGACCTAGATTCATTGGACTAGGCATTTATTTTTGTTACATGAGGGTCAAAATGTGTTGATCCTCTCACTAAATAATAACAGAATTGGGGTACTTATGAATCCAAACTTCTTTATTATGAGACCATAGTTCTACGGAGAAAACTGGATGACACACAATCTAATTTCGCACAACCAACTGGCTTATTGGCAAATCAACGAACAAGAACTCAACGCAGCAGGGACCACAAGACTGGCAGAATATGTTGAGTGTATATGCGACATAGAAAACGAACCAAATGGCGAGCGACTGTGTAGATCCATACTCGAAAGGTAAGAAAAAAGACCTCCGAAAGGAGGTTTTTTTATAGGTATAAATACTATGCTGTTTGAAATTTTATGTTGAAAGATAAGAAAGCTGCTAAGAAAATTATAAAAAGAGCTAAGAAACATCCTGAATTGTATACCCATTATGATGTAATGTATGCTAAAATGGTAAGGAAACGTATCAAAGAGGATGAAACCAAGGCAAAAGAAAAGTAGATTCTATTATTACTTCTGGGGTCTGTGTGCTGTTGCAGTATGTGCAGGTCAGTGGTATGTTGGATCAGGATATCGTCAGATGTCTGACTCAATAAATGATATCTTAGACAAACCAATCATTATAGATATTACACCTAGAAATCCAATGAATAACTTCTTATGAAAGCTGTAGTATATTCTAGAGATAATTGTCAGTGGTGTGAGAGAGTCAAACAACTATTCAATGCTACTGATATAACAATTACAGAGTATAAATTCGGTGAACACTTTGATAGGAAAGCATTCTATCAGGAGTTTGGTGAAGGTGCTACTTTCCCACAAGTACAAATTGACAACAACCATATAGGTGGATGCAAAGAGACGTTACAGTATCTTCAAAAGAAGAAACTGATTTAGAAATGAACAAAGGTGTGGAATTTCTCCTGAGGACTCCACCCAAACCCACATATATAATCTCAGGATGGAGAAAGAAAATGGAACAAGCAATCATTGCCCTCAGTGTCATGGTTGGCATTCTTACTCTTGGTTTAGGTGCCGTAGTTGGTTATCTAATCAGAGCATATCTCCAAGACACAACCCCACAATATTCTCATCCAGAAATGTATGATGAGAATGGAAACCCATTACCCGATGAGCTTATTGCATTTAGATTTGAGGGTAATCCTACACAACACGATGATGAAGATTAGTTATGGCTAAACTACCACCAAATCCATTGGTGTCTGAAATTTTCAGAGCAGTTCATGGTAAGAAGACAGTAGCACAAAAGGTTGCTCTTCTAAAAGAACACAAACGAGATGATGTAAAAGCAATTCTCATTTGGAATTTTGATAAGGGAATTGATAGTGCAGTACCTGATGGTCCTGTACCATACAAAGTAAATGAATCACCTGCTGGTACTCCTGGTCACACAAGATTGATACATGAGTGGAGAACTCTATACAATTTTGTTCGAGGTGGTAACGATAAGTTATCTTCTATGAAGAGAGAACAGATGTTCATTCAACTTCTAGAAGGATTACATGCAGATGAAGCAGAGATCATAACTCTCGCAAAGGACGGAGACTTACAGTCTAAGTATCGTATTACACGTAGTGTAGTAGAGCAAGCATTTATTGACGGAGAAGGTAAAGAGGAAATACAATGGCGTGATCGGTGAAGATCCTGATAGATCTTACGGACTTTTGTAATGCAAAGTGTCCGTTGTGTAGTAGATATAAAAGAGCAAATGATCTGACCCCAGATGATTCTGTCAACAGATCCTTTGTAACTATAGAACAAATGATGGAGTGGTTTCCAACCTTGAAGGGCATCGATCAGATGTACTTTCAAGGTTCTTTTGGTGAACCAAGTTTATGTAAAGACATACTAAAGATTGCTAGGTACTGTAGTGGTACTAAGTTATTGATGAGTACCAATGGTGGTACTAATAACCCAGAGTTTTGGTCGGAGTTGGGAAGTATATTTTCGGCAGCAGGACAAGGATCTTATATGATCTGGTCTATAGATGGACTAAGTGATACCTTATCACATTATAGGGTGGGTGTATCTTATGATAAGGTCATGCAGAATGCTAGAGCATTCATAAGAGCAGGTGGTACAGCAGTGTGGAGGATGTTAGTCTTCAAGCACAACCAACATCAGGTAAAGAAAGCAAAAGCATTGAGTAAACTTATAGGATTCAAAGATTTTGCTCACACTAAAGTCAATAACCTGTATGATGTTGGTGGAAATGGTGATGGTAGTTATACATACACATATCAAGGAAAAGAGTACACATTAGAAGCAGCAGATGATCCCCAGTACACATCTAATCTAGGTGCTGTACATCCAGAGTCAGATATAAAATGTAAGTATGGTCATGGTACAGATGATATAACTCTACGAATTGATAGCATGGGTGTAGTACATGCATGTTGTTATCATCAGTCTAGGTTACGGTTCTTCTATCCTGATTACTATATCAATAACGATCCTAAACCTGCAGTCTTTGGTTCCATTGAGAATCAATGTGGTGGAGCAGGTGGACAGTTGCAACAACTCTATTGGGATACAATCATACCATTGATAGAAGAACAAGGAGGGATAGAAAGTATTTCCTTACGTCACAAAACCCTGAAAGAAATATTAAGTTCTCCCTTTTATGAACAAACATTAATCAACTCGTGGCGAGGTAGGACAGTGTGTCGGGAGTATTGTGGTATCGAAAGATACAAAAGTACTTGACTATATAATGATGGTATGCTAACATACCTATACGTTCAACCTCGTAAGAGGTCGCAAGTAAGTCACGGAACGGAGCGTTCATCCTCTTTTTGAGGACGAAAATGACTAAAGGAACGGGGCTAAAAATCCAATTACTTTAGGAGTAACAACATGGCACAAGTCACTTACCGTGGTGTTCAGTACGACACCAACGATAGCAAGCAAGCAAAAACACGTAAGGTTGAACAAACCTATCGTGGAATCAAGTTTGAGAAAGAACTTACTTCTGCTTGATAATTCTTACAGAATTTGAGGAGGGTGTACACCCTCCTTTTTTTATGCTATAATATTTGGTATGGATAAAGACAAACTCAAACTTATAGTAACTGACTTGGAGATGTTACTCTCTGCACTCAAGGCAGAAGTTTATTCTGATGTTGAATCGTATAGATACGATGATATAAAACCAGTTGAACTTGACTACGACGAAGAGTACGAAGGACCATGACAGTAAAACTTGTAAGCATCACACCTGATGCAGAGAAGACGATGGCATACATTGCCAGAGTATCTAACCCTAACAATCAGGAGAACGAAAAGTATTCTGGACTGTTGAAGTATTGTATCAAGCACAACCATTGGTCTGTGTTCGAGCAGTCTACTATGACAGTAGAGATTGAAACTACTCGTGCGATTGCTGCACAGATACTACGTCACAGATCATTTACATTTCAAGAGTTCAGTCAGAGATATGCTGACACTAATCTTTTGAAGGATAAGGATGTTACTATACCTATACCAGAATTTCGTAGACAGGACACAAAAAATAGACAGAATAGTATAGATGATTTAGATCCAGATGTTGTAGATAAATTACAAAGACAGACTAAGACATTGTTTAGTTCTGCTCAGTCATTATATAATCAGATGGTAGAGCAGGGTGTTGCAAAAGAGTGTGCTCGTATGGTACTACCTCTTGCTACTCCTACTAGGATATACATGACAGGATCATGTAGGTCTTGGGTACACTATATAAACTTACGATCAGCACATGGTACTCAAAAGGAGCACATGGTTATTGCTGAAGCAGTAAGAGATGTATTTGTGGAACAGTTCCCTGCTGTAAGTGAGGCACTTGGATGGGTAGAATTGGAGGAGTAAACCTATCTAAGAATGGATCATTCACTATCCTCAATGATGGTGAGGTTGAATTTTATTTGGAGGAAGAACGTGTCACAGGTATCAAAAGAGACCGCAGTGCGAAGGCTTTGGTTCTACGTTATCTTGATGATGATATTGATAGTGTTGCCATATGTGATTGCTATACCAAATATTATCCTAAAAAGTTTCTTGTAAGAACTAGAGAAAAGGAAGCACTCTGTAAGATTATACGTGCCAAAGGTATACCTATCTTAGATTACAGACAAAGGCATCATGATTGTCATGCTGCTAATGCATTCTACAACTCAGGGTTTGATGACTGTGCAATCCTTGTCATGGATGGTAAGGGTTCAGTACATGACAATGGTGGGTATAGATTTTGTGAGACTGAAAGTATATACAATAACTTAGATCCTGTGTTCAAACATTACTCTACCTTCTGGAGTGAGGATGAGTCTATCAAATTGCATGATCCATATTGGGATGGTAATAATTTTTATAGTGATAGGACAAGTTTAGGTCAAGCATTCAGAACTATCTCTAGGTACTGTGGGTTTGATGAACTGGATGCTGGTAAGACTATGGGACTGTCTGCTTATGGACATCCAGATACTCCCGTAACTTTATGGAACGAAGAGTATGGTCATAGTATTTGTAGTAAAGATATAAGACCAAGGAAAGATACTACTGAGTATTATGGTACAAAGATGTTGGAAGCAGACGTAGCATATAATTTACAAAAGTCTGCCGAGAAGCATCTAAAGTTTATGATACAGAAGACCATAGATCTTACAGGTAAAAAGAATATTGCATGTAGTGGTGGATTCTTCTTGAATTGTGTGGCAAATTATAGTATAATAAAAGAGTATGATATAAATTTATATGTTGATCCTATTGCATACGATGGTGGTAACGCTGTCGGTGCTGCATTACTAGCACATTATGAAAACACTTTACCTCGGACCTGAATACGATCTATCACACATTGAAGGTGAGTCTGCAACTTTTCATGAGGTTGCAGCACTCATTACTAAACGTGAGACCGTAGCAATATTTCAGGGTAGATCGGAAGCAGGTCCAAGAGCACTCGGTAATAGGTCTATACTGTATGATCCTAGAGATGTTGATGGAAAGGATAGAATCAATAAGATCAAGCGTAGGGAGGCGTTCAGACCCTTTGCAGGGAGCATCCTACTTCCACACGTACATGATTGGTTTGACATGGGAGGGTTGATTGAGTCACCCTTTATGATGTATGCTGTTGATGTACTACCTGAGATGGCACATTATATACCTGCCATTTTACATGTAGATAATACATGTAGGATACAGACAGTGACATCACACCAGAATCATAATTACTATGGTTTGATTGATGCATTCTATCAGATAACTGATGTACCTATCCTATTCAATACATCATTCAATCTTGCAGGTCAACCACTAGTAGAGACACCAGAGGATGCACTCAAAACCTTTGAGGGTAGTGAACTTGATCATCTATATTTTCCAGAGGTACATAAGTTGATTTCAAAATGACTTTTTCATTTACAAAAAACCGAAAAAAAATCTCGGCAAATTTTTTGACTGTAGGGTTGAACCTATCTAACAATGGTTCTATTTGTATTATGAGAGGAGACAAGATAGAATTATACTTAGAGTCTGAAAGAATTACTAGGAGGAAACGTGACTGGAGAATCAAATCACTACTAGATTATATTGATGGCACACCTGATGTGATAGCATTTGTTGATGCTTACTGGGATAAACCTGACAAAGAATTACAATCGGCTAGTGACATAGCAGCAGTAAAGAAAAGGTTTCCAACTTCACAGATAAAAGATTTTAGAAACAGTCATCACCTTACTCATGCTGCAGTAGCATGGCATGACTCTGGGTTCAAGGATGCTGTTTGTATAGTGGTAGATGCTAACGGATCTAAGAATGATATTGGTATAGAGATTGAGAGTGTGTATGATTTTCCATCTTGCATACCATTATTTAAAAAGTATTTTACTCAGGAAGACATAGGTATTGGTAAGAAGTTTGAACAGGCATGTCTATCTTATGGGTTTGATCAACAGGATGCTGGTAAGATCATGGGTCTGTCTGCCTATGGTAAAGGTGAAGCGTCTAAAGTACAAAAGGAATGGGAGAACAGAGCATATCAATTAGTCAATAGGTATAGTAGTAGGAATATAATATTAGTTGGTGGATGTTTTCTCAACTGTGTGGTAAACTATAAACTACTGAAGAAATTCGGTAAGAATATTTACGTTGAACCCATCGCACATGACGGTGGTAC